TATAATACTCTAATAATTGAGAATTTAAACTTGAAGCCGTATAGATTGAAAACGATATATTATTAGATACAACAATAGATCCAACTTTACATCTTCCATATCCTATTGGAACCGCAACATTTCTCATCGTAACGTTTTCGTAATTACTAAATAATCTAGAAGTTGTTTTGACATCTGTAGGAGATTTTGGTGTTAATAATTTTGTTATTAACATTTGAATTCCAGTACCAATTAACATTAAAGCTATACCAATAGCTAATTCAGCGGAACCAAATATAAAAGGAACAACCTCAACTTTAGAATTTTTCTTTAAAATTGGAGAATTCAAATATTCTGGAGGCATAATTTTATCATCTACATAAATAATAAAATAACTTAAATATTCATTAAAAGTTCCTAAAGTTGATATTAATTTACTACTATTTGCCTCTATAGCTTCAAAAACTTCTAATACAGAAGAAACATTTAAGTTCCATTCTGTTTTTATGAAATCCTCAAAAACACCATGTAATTTAACATTAACCATAGACTTATTTACACTTTATTTCTTTAAATTCATCGGTATCTAATATATATAACAACATATTCATACCATGATATTTTTGATAATGAATATCTACATTAGAAAAAGATGCTTCAGATCTATGATTATGAAATAAATATTTTATTTTATATTTTTGTTTTATATTAAGATAATCTCTAGGAGAAACAACGAAATAATTTATAGAATCAGGGTGTTTATTATCTACTGGTACAAAAGACAATTTCCCAGAATCTTCTACAATAAAACCACAGTTTTCAATTGAAGGGTTTTTATTGCAATATGACTTAATTTGATCTAGCAACTCAGGATTTATTATCATATTGAAATGTCGATGGAAATGCACCAAAAGGTAAAGCTTTATTTGATACTGCATTACTATCTTTAACAATATAATCTTGAAATCTTAATAAACAGCCTCTTAAAGTTTTAGAGCATTGATCTTGTTTCCATACATCTGTATTCATATCCGGTTGTTTATTGATAATATCACTTTCAATACAAACATAAAAGTTTTTAGATTTGTTTGATAGATTGACGGTTGAAGCATTAGTTCCATTCGTTAACACATTGGGCAAATAATCTAAATAAACAAAATCACCAGAATTATAAATCGCAGTTGGAGACCATTGACCACTATATCTCAATGTAGATAAATTATATGAATTATTCGCTAGATTAGCTTTATAACTAGATAAAAATGTTTTATCATTTTCATCTGCTATAGGAATACCGACATCATAAGAATTTAAGGATAGAAAATAATCTTTACTCGGTAATGCATTAGGTGAATATTGAGATATAATTACAACTGGACCTTCATAATCTGAAGTATTTCCATAATTACACCCATAACATCTATAACACCAAGAACAAGTATCATTTGTTATTTTTCTTGCTGGTATGTTTAAATTTTGCAAATCAATTTTTGTCGCTAATTCAATTTCAACATGTTCTTTATTCTCTAATTTTTTTAAATTTACAATAAATTCATCAAAAGCGATATGAGTTTTAAAATTAGAAATACCGAATGGATTTATACCATTTTCAAAATTTTCAGAATCTAAATCTTTAGCCAAAATCTTTTTTCTATTAAAAGCGTTTCCAATTAAATCAGATCTATCTTTCAAAATATATGAAATATAATTATTTATATTTGCAATTTTTATTGTTGGTTTAGATTGTTTTCCATTTGAAGAAGATTCTATATTAGACAATTCACATGGTATAAAAATATAAGTTTGACCCTGAAAAATTATATCGCGTGAAAAATTCTTTGAACCATGAAATCTTAAATAACCCTCCGTAGCTTCTAACTGTAGTTCAAAAAGGTCTAAAACGACATAATTATCTAATTTAAAAAAAGTATTCATAAAGTTAAGATTTACCAGCTAAATTAAAAATATTCGGTAATCTATAAGCATACGCATTAGATTTAAGATCTAATTCTGTGGCCAGGCTTCCCGCAAATAAATTTAAATAAGAGTTAGTTAAATAATTATTAACTTGCTGTCTTTCTGAAGCAGTTATAGTCCTACTATAAAATAAAATATCAAAATAATTAATATAAAAAGATGATGAATTGATCAACTTGAATGTAGTTGAATTTAAATTCGTTATTAAATTAGCGGTTGAAGACAATATGTTGCTAGGACCACCTAACGAATTTGTTGTTTTTAATAAAATGCCGTTAACATAAATATAATAAGTATCTGAATATCTAGAAATATTTATTATAAAAGGTCTAAAACTTCCACTTCCACTCAAAGGTTTCGATATTTTTTGAATATCTTTTGTAGCTATTCCTGTAAAAGCAAAATTTGTTATCGAAGATTCGTCTTTTTGATTAACCAATGGCAATAATTTAAAATCAAATATTAGATCATCTTTTGATGTATAAGTTGTCTGATTTTCTGTAAGCCTAAAAACTGAAATTTGATTTTTGACTGTATTATTTGCGGAACTAGTTAAAGTCCAGTCAAATAATTTTGCAACAGTATTTGTTCCTTGATTCAAAGCTATACTGTCGAAAGCGCAAACAAAAAACATATCAAAATTTTTGCAATTTTTATTAATTGAACTCGAAAAATCAATGTGAATATCTTTATTTTGTTTTAATCTTAAAGCCTTATATGATAAACTTTCAAAATTAGAAACATAATCGCCAGCATTAGTACTAGATAAAGTATATAAACTTGGACTAGCTGATGTTCCCCCTGTCCAATTTGTTGCGCTAGTAAGTCCATTATTTGCAAATCTAAAAGTATAATCAGTTGGTATAAATGAAGAATTAGCGATAAATAATTTTACATAACTTTCTGATAATGATTCGACAAGGTATCCCGGCTGACGATTTTCAGTTAAATTATTTATTGGTAAAAATTCATAACGATAATTACTAATTTGATCTCCATAAAAATCAACGCCCAAATCAGGTGGAGCGCTATTTATAACAGTAGAAAATAAATATTCATTTGTTTCTTTATTTAAATCCGCTTTTCTATTTAAAAAAATGCTTTTATTGAATCCTACTTCTCCCCAGTAAGGAAAAGCAGGAGACACAGTGCTTGATTTAATAGATCCACCAAAATTATTTCTATAATAAACGTTCCAATTTATATATAAATTATTGTTAGATAAATTTCCATTTACTGGAAAATACATTGGATACATAGAATTATCTTGTGTATCTGATGATTGAAATCCTAAAAATTGAAAAGATGAAGCCCCATTACCTCCTACAATATGAATACCAGCTTTAGTACCTCCACCTCCAGAATAAATTCTAGAACCAACTTGCGAATGGATTTTATATTTTATATCTTTTCTTATTTCTTGAATTTGATTGTTGCTTTGTAATTTCAATGAAATAGCTGGTCCCCCATTTGAAGTATCATATATTTCTTTTTGATTCGTGTTATTATAAGCTTGAGTTGTATTATTTTGCTGTGTAGTTATATCTTGCGTAAAATTATAATATTCCCAAGTAAAATTTCCTTGCGCTTTATTAGTTTGTATATTATTATTAAATTTAACTTTACCACCTTTCCCATGTTGACCCGCTATAACCGTACTAGTAGGAACATATATATTAACAACAGTATCATTACTAGGCAGCAAAGTGGTAGAACCAGTAAAATTTAAATAAACACCATCTAATTTAATGGCTGGCAAAGCAGTATTATCAGATCTAAAAATAGAATTTTCTGGTAAATATATATTTATACCAGAATAAAAAGACATATCTGCACTGCTGCCAACCAAACTTAATATTTTTGAATCTAAATCATACATTGATGTATATTGATTAGCTTCGATATATACATTTAGTGGTTGTTTTTCTATTTTTATTGCAATAGGAGTCCCAGAATATCCAACGGCTATTTCTGATGGTAAACCATCAGTTTTAGAATTTACTCCAGAAGCGTATACGCTAACGCCTGTATTATTAACAGTACATGTATATAATCTTGCATAATAAGGTGTATCTAGTGCTAATGAAGATAAATCATTTTTCGTTATTGATGTGAAAATATCTTCATCATTAAAACCATAATAACTAGCATACTTAGGATTTAAATTTGTATTTGATGAGATATTTATTTCTTTTGTATATAACAATGGATCAAAATCTGAATCGCTAGACAATTGCAAATTATATCCAGTAATAAAATAATTATGTAAATTATCTCCAGTTATTCCAGTTGGATGTTTCCAATAAAAATTAAATTTTGGACCATCATTAGCGGAAAAACTTCCAACCACCCTAAATGATCTTGGATTTCCGCCTGTTATATTGATGATACTACGACCAGTAGCTTTAATTGTTATAACTCCGCTTGGATCAAGTGAATTATCTTCAACCGATACAGAGTTTATAGTTATATCAGAAATTTCATCTTGCGCCAAACCTTCTATTGTAGGTTTATAAAAGATATCAAATACGCCAGAATTGCTTGGATATAAACTAACTGAAGAACTAGATAAAGAAAAATTGGTAGAATTAGTGACCGCAAAAGAATAAAGAACTTCAGAATTACCATCATTTATAACAGTAACTGGAAAATGAATTCCAAAACCAGTTAAACAATTTCCCACGTTAACTCCTGTAATATTTGTATATGTCATAACGATAGTAAAGTATTGAAATATATATCAGAAGCGGTTTTTCCCTTAAACTCTAAAAATTTAACAGATATATCGTGATTGTCTTTGAATTTATATGTGTGATTCCACTCTGGACAATAAACAGTTATATTTTTATTATAAGGTTCTGGTAGAATAAATTCAAACAATTTAAAACCACAATGAGCATCTAAAAATTTTAAAATAGCAATAGCTTCTTTATCAGAACGCCCATTAAAAGTTAAAGAAAGATCTAAAATATTTTTATTTATACCATCTTGTTCAAAAGTAACGGACGTTAACTCATATTCATTTTTTAAAAATCTGGGCTTTACAGGTATAGAAAAATCAAGATCTGGTTTAAAATAAAAATCTCTTGTAAATAAACTATTTGATCCTGTTGGGCTTTGTTCTGAAGTTACTAAAGTTGGATTTTGTCCCGTGAACCAATAATAACCACCTTCTAATGATGAGCTTTTATAATAAACAACATCATTATAATTATAAACTTTAGCGAAATCGAAAAATCTTATAACTTCTTCATTTGTAACTAAATATCCTTTATAATCTAAGCTTGAATCGTAGGCTGTCGTACAATTTATTGTTATATTATTAATATTTGAATCAACGCATTTTTGATCTAAGTTTTCGAAATAAATTTTTGCATTATCCTTGTAAGGATAAAATAAATCTATCTCGACATTTTCATAAGAAGATGTTAGCGTTAATGGCTGATATTCAAAACTGTTTTGAAAAAAACCGATTAAAGAATTTGCCTGTTTGTCCGTCAATCCATTATAACTCAAAGTAAAATTAGTAATAATATTATTAATATTTGGTATAACATTTGTATAATAACCGTCTCCATAATTTGCTTTTATAGCTTTTGTTGAAAAACTGGCAGAGCAACCATATGTTTTATTAAAAATAAAATCGATATCTTTTGTAAGATTTAAAGCGCCAGTTAAATTTATCGGACTGTATTGATAAGACGAAGCTGTAAAATCATCTTTAGCTATATATAAATTATCAGAATTTAAAAAATGTTTTTTAAATAAATATTTTTCTAAACCAGTTATTTGTTCGTTTGTTGGTAGCGCACTATATCCGAGTATTTCATTTATTGAAATATTGCTAGCATCATAATTATAAACAGCACCAGCAGGGACAACTCCATGAAAATTACCAGCGGTTCCTATTCTTAAGCTAGCGCAACCACTTGCAAAATTTGTAGTTGTTATATTTAAAATTTCTTGACCATTGTTTCTTAATATTAAATTATTAGTGGTGTTATTTTTAACTATGGAAATTATATTTTTATTCAATAAATCTGCTGAAGAAAAAGCTGAATTTAAAGATGAAGCTGTCGGATATAAATTTGCTGGATTACTATCCATAACAAATTCTTGAGATTTAGCTAAAACATTAGAGTTGATAATATTATCAGAATTATTTCCATAAACACCTAAATAACCAGTAGATGCAGTTGAAATATTTTTTTCATCTGTATTTATTATCGTTGCGTAATTAGCATAATAACCTTGAGGAGTAGTTAAATTACCTGATCTTAAACTATCAAATTCATAAACAATAAACCAACATCTATCTCCAGTTAAAAAACCAGAAAAATTTGGAGAAGTAGGATGAGTATATAATTGATTAAGAGTTCCTATATCAGCATTAGCTTCAAAAACTACAGCGTTTTTATCTTGACTGTATTTCGGTCTAGTATTATCAGACGTATCAAAATTATATAAATTTTCAGCAGAATGACCTGGAGCAGAATTATACCAAGCAGAGATCTTTCCAGAACTATCAAATTCTAAATTATTTAAATTATCTAAATTAAACCATGCAAATAGACCTGACAAATCTTTTGGATAAATTGCATTACCAGTATAATACTGAAAATCAACCAAATCATATTGATCGTATGAAGCTCCAGCATAAAAATTTTTAATCCCAGTAACTGAAAATTGCGTATCTAAAAATTTACTCATAATGTATTTCTAAGTGGTGCTAAACGTTGTGTTATCGCTAAAGAACTTTGTAATAAACCATCTGTTGTTACATTGAAAGAACGAGATTCGATAACTCCAGAAATATTAAAAGTTTTCAAAAGATTAGAACTATAATCTTTTAAATATAATTCGCAATTAGTTGTCGTTCCTTGTATTTCTAAAACGTTTGATTTTTTTGGAAAATTGCCCTCAACAGAAATTGATTTCATTTTATTAGTTTTAGCAACTCTAAAAGGTGTTATCTGATCATTTGCAAAAAAAGGAATTCTATCCACAGATTCTGAATAATTAAAATTAAATATTTCTGAAAAACCAAAAACTTTATTTGTATCAATCAAATATGTATTATTAGCGTGTGATATTTCTGATAAGCTAGGATTTCTATTTGAATAAAATGGTCGCATATCAGTTGTACTATTCGTCGAATTTAATTTCCCATACCAGTCAAAGTTAGCTTTTAAAAGAATTGGTGAAAAATTTGATACATTAAAAGATATAGATTTTAAATAACAATCTGTTATTTTAACACCAGCAAAAATGCATTCAATTGAAGACTCTAAATTTGAAGTTGGTTCTAGAAATGAAGGCAAAGATCCAGTTAAATAAAAATCTGTATCCAAAGATCCAACGATAGTATTTTCTGGTGCATATCTTAATAAAGACCCATCCGATAAAAGAATTGGCGAAATATTAGTATTCAATGAAAGCTGCACAGATTTCGAATAAAAAATATTATTATTAATTCGAAAATCTATGTTTTCATATTTTATATATTTACTCATTAAGTTATAGTATATGCAATTGTTGAAACTACTGTAAAATCAACTGCTGTGCTTTTACCGCCAGTTGGTTCACATAATCTAAATTGTAAAAGTTGACCTAAATTAAAACTGGTTGATCCACTTATATTTGCTTTAGTTTTTGAATATATAACATTTGGATTTATAGTGTTAAAATAGCTTGCACCAATTATACCACTAGTAGGATAAGCTACAGGATCACTTGGTGGACTTACATAAAAACCCGTAACAAATTCACTTGGAACCGCAGGATTATAAGCTGGAGTAATTACCGATATCTCAAATCTATATGAGCTTGATAATGCATCAGTATCGGAAGTAAAAATAGAAACTTTTTCTACAGAACCTGCATATGGAGTTATTGTAAAAGGAGCATGTAAATAATTATTTCCGCTTGGAATTATATCAGAATTAGGATTAATTGCGCTAAAATAAACATCAAAACCAGTTACTCTAGTTTGATATGTTTGAATAAATTTCCCTTTACAATAACTATCACTACTAGTATAACTTCCATCAATATCTAAACTACCTGCTGGACTTAATTTTGCAACTACATCAGGAGAGATTCCACCATAACCATTTTTTACAAAAACAAAATAATCATTTAATGATGTAAATGTAGTATCATTATATAGATTACCAATAGACCATTTTTGAGTATCAGGAGTGGCATCATATCTTGAAAATGTAACTAAACTATTTCTTGGTCCAGTATCGCCACCGCCAAAAGCTTTGTTACAAGCAATAACTACTTGACAATACCCTTGCGTATCCGTATTTTGAAACGAAGCTGGTGTACTATCAGTAGGATCTGTAGTTCTAACGTCTAATTTATAAGCAGGCCCTGTAGTACCTAAACCAAGAAATCCGCTACCTGCAATAGAATATACTAAATTCTTTTCACTCAACGAACTTTCTGATCCAAAATATATTTTATTAGACTGCATTCCATAATATGAAGTTGCAGTACTATTTTTATAACTTGCGTAAGACTGAGCGTTACTAGATTGAAATCTAGCTAATTGACCTATGCCACTGAGATGCAATAAATATGCTGGAAGATTATGTCCAAGTCCTATTTTTGGCGCACTCAAACTATTATCAACATAAACAGCATTTCTACCTATATTTATATCTCCAATGTTATTATAATTTATTAATAAAGCTTCATCTGTTGCGCTTGTTTTAATTTCTCCGTTATATGGATCAAAAAGTATTGCATTACCTGAATTTTGAAACTGAACTGATGAACCACTTACTAAGAACTTATTACTTAAAGCGTCAGTAGAATTAGTTATACCAAAATTACCACTTTGATCTACTACAAATAAATTAGTAAACGTCGATCCACTATTAATAGAAGATTCAAGATATAATTTAGTATCATTAGGTTTTTTGCTAAATTGATAATAAACATTTGGATCAGACAAGGAAAAAGCTATTTTTCTTCCTGAATCTAAGGTGCTTAATCTAATTTGACCCGAACCATTTGTAGCTGTTAAATTATCTACCACATCTAATGAAACAAATGGAGTTCTATCATTAATGCCGACAAAACCATACGCACCGCTTATTGATAAACCATAATTTTCAGTATTTTCAAATATTGTAAACCCTTGAGCCGTTTGTGCGTATAAACCCGTGAAAGCTTTTGAAAGCTCTTCGGTGGTTATCTTATTGTTATTTGCGGATGTTGAATCTGATATAAAAAATATATCACTAGAAACAACGCTTGAGCCTAGTTTTGCTGGAAATGAAGCTAATGGTGTACTCATATTAACTATTTAGATAACCTTTATAACTTAAATTTACACTTAAAACATCGTCTGCTGATGTATTAAATTGCTGTGATACGAGTTTAACATTAGAAAAACTTTGATTAAAAATTGTAACCCCATTGTTTGCATTGAATCCTTCTATATCACTGGTTACTAAAGAAGTGTTCTGAAAAACTTTTCCTTTTATAACTATATTAAAATTTGTATCTGTATCATTAGTTAATATATTATATAATGATCTGCTTTGATAATCGTCTACTTCTAATGTGAAGTTAGCATCAATTTCTATTGGAACATTTAATAATACTTCGCTTGGAATATAATTTGGAATCGGTGTCGTTGGTCCCGTTGGTCCAGAAAAAGAAATTCCACTTTGGTTCAAAGTATATACTGGTTGTTTTTGACAATTTATAGAATAATCAAAACTAGTTATCCTATTTGAAGAAGATCCGCTACAAGTCAATACGATATCTTTAACTTGTGGCACGAATAACTCTGGTGGCTTGAAATTACCTGACGCATCTAAGCTTGGACCTAAGTCTCCATAAACTATTATATCCGCTGTTGTTGAAGGCACTTCACCAACCGAACACGATAAAGAAAAAGCATTTAAATAACCAGATAAAAAACCTAATTTTTTACCATTATAGTTTATACTTCCTTTAAAAGATTTAGCAGTTTTATTGGCATTTTCTCCAGTAAAAGGTAAAAAAGGATCATTATATAATAAATATTTAGCAATAGAAAAATTAGCAACCGGCACTTCAGCAATTACTTGTTTATTGTATCCAACACCTATTGTTTTAATAGGTTCATAATTTATATTATAACTTCCATTAATAGATGTTATTCCAGAAATGGTTGTATTATTCAAATAAAATATATTTTCGTAATTAAGTAATGCGCTTTTCATTTTAATTTCTTATTCCTGCTAGCGAACCACCAAATTGCTTTTCTTTTCTTATAACCTCAGTAACTACAGCATACATTTTAGCATTTAAGTTTTTAGAAAGCTCAACATCTTGTTGTTGATAACTTGTAGTATTTGCCCCCATTTTTATAGTTCCGTCTCTTTGAACCGTTGTATTAAAATTAAACGAATTATTAGCATTCGTATTATTATTGACTGTAGAGCTATTATTTCCAGCTGCCATTATAGAAGAACCGCCGCCTTGCATACCAGTTCCATATTTTTTAACTATTGATGAACTATATAATCCTCCTTCCATATAACCGGGAATTGTATCGGATAAGCGAGAACCAATTAAACCACCAGTTTGTCTTCTTGGGTCAATAAATGCTTTTGGAGACAATACACTGCTTATACCTGTTCTAGGAGTATTCATTCCAGCACCTATTAATTGACCAGAAGGAGACAACATACCTTTTGAAACTCCTTTATTATATAATTTCATTTCACTGGCTGTAAATTTATATCCATAAGGATTTGATTGCATTTTATCGGATATTTTCTGCAATTTAGTTAACTCAGTATTTTTCATTACATTACTCAAACCAGCACCGATAGCAAGTGTAATACCAGCAGCAGCAAATTGTCCAATCAAAGCCGCTCTTTGTTGTTTTCTAGCTAATCTCTTTTTTCTATCTTCTTCTCGTCTTTGTTTTTCAGCATCAGATAATTCTTTATATAAAGGACTATTTTCTAAACCTTCGCTAGTCATTAGACTTTCCATTTTTGCAATGTTTTCGGCATCGGATTTAGAACTTGCTAAATCAAATCCAAATGAACCTCCAGAGGCGAAACGAGGAGCCATGCTAAAATTAAGAGTGTCGAGAGCAGCAGGACCGCCCATCGCCATTACCGCTCTTCTATTTAAAACGTATTCACCATTCTCAAGTAATGCTGGATATTTATCTCCAGAACCAGTTCCAGAAACGAACATTCCATTTTGAGCGCGAATTACGCCTCCTTTTTGTTTACCTCCAAGAGCTGTTTGCACACTTGGAATGCCCATTCCTATACTTCCTAATATTTGATACATGCCGGATCTCATCAACGTTGTGCTTATTTCATCAAGAAATTTTGATGCAATACCCATTAAAGCGTCACCTAAATTATCTGATTCACGAATTACAGCTTTTATTCCATCTACCATTCCATCTGCAAACATTCTAGGAAGATCTCTACCTAATTTTAAGAACATATCATCTCCTTCTTTTCTTAGCCCTCCAAGACCTAAAGCCATATTTCCAATAAAAGAAGCATTAAGTCTTGCCAAAGCATCTTTTTGAGCTTGATCTTTATCTACACTACTTCTTTGTATATCTAAAATTTGTTTACGTTTATCATATTGTTCTTTTAATAATTGGACTTGATCTGCAAATAATGGATTTTGTTTAGCTAAATTTTCTAAATTATTATAAGTTAATTGTTCATCTTTAAAGTTACCAGATTTTTTTAACTGCTCTCTCATATTAGCAATATTGGCAGCATTATTATCTAAAAGCTGTCTTTGTTCTTCGTTTCTCTTGTAAGCTAAATATTTACCATAAGAACCTTTTCCAAATTCTCTATCAACATCAAAATTTATATCACGCATAGATGTTGCTTCTCCTAATTGACCTGTGGGTAATTGATTTCTAATATACTCTTCAATCCTATTTATTTGATCTTGACCTCCTAAATCTGTTATTAAATTAGAACTAGTCATTGCTAATACAGCTTTAGTTAACTGTTCTAACGCATTAGTATTTTGTATTTCAGCTAATAATTGCATTTGAGCTTGAGCTATTTCAGTAGCTAAAGCTTGATCTTCAATTTTTCTTCTTTCTTCTAGTATTTCTCTTTCTGCTTTAATTCTTCTTTCAGTTATTTCTTTAACGCCTAAACCAGCTTCTAATCTTGGATCAGAAAGATTTCTTTCAATATCTGATATTCTACCTTCTCTCTGCGCTTTAAATAAATCAGCGCCGAATCCTAAACGCTTGCTCGCAGCTTCCATACTTTTCGTTCTGATCAAATTTTCTGATTGAATTTTAGCTTCTTCCACGGCCATGATTTCTTGAGCTTTCATTCTTTCTTTAGAAAGAGTTTGATTTAATTCAAATTCTTTTCTAGCGTTTTCAGCAATTAAATCAAATTTAATTTTTTCTAAATTTTGAACTTTTAATGCATTATTTATTTCATCTTGAGCGTTTTGATTTCTTAAAAATGCGCTAGCTCTTTCAGCTAAAATAAGTTTATCATTTAATTTAATAAGATCTTCTCTATCTTTTGGATTTAAATCTTTAATATTTAATCTTTGAGATATAGATGTCTGCAACGATCTTATCATTTCTGGATTATTTAAATCTAAAGGCGCACCTCTTCTTCCATTTAATCCAGAAACGCTTGTAATCCCTAAACCTCTTGACTCTAAAGAAGCAGAATAGTCAATTAAATCTTTTTGTCTTCTTTCAAACATTTTTTGAGCTACAGATCCAACATTAACATCATAATTACCTTGTTTTAAATCAGGCAGAATGCTCTCTAGAAAATATTTAGCATTTTGTTCTGAATCTAACATTTGTTCTTTAAAATTTTTAGTTAAATTTTGAGCGCCTTCCATTAAAAACAAGCTTCTATCTCTAGCTTGTTTTATTTCAAAATCTGAAGACTCTAAACTTAATTTTCTAAAAGATGATTCCTTTTTCTGTCTTGCGACTATTGGTGCCAATCTAAATTTATCAAGATCAGGTAAATTTTTTAATACAAAACTAGACATCTCATCATTAAAATTTGTTGTGAAATCTAACAATATGTTTTCAACTCTATTTTTAGCGCTATTTTTTTCAAAATCCATTGCAATATTAAAAGCTAAATCTTTAAATTGATTTTCAATTATTTTAAAAATCTGAGAAAAAGATTGAACCGCTGTTTGTGAAAGACGACTGACTATCGAAGCATTTTTTTGAGTTATTTCTCTTTCACTTAAACCTTGATTTATAAATTCATAATAACGAGCTAAAAGCGAACCTATTTTTTCTTTATATTTTTGTTTTTCTTCTTCGTTTGCAAATTTAGCTTTTTCAGTTAATTCGTTTATAAAATCACTATTTTGTTGTGCAAATTCAGAAGCAAATTGATTTTGAATATCATCTAAATTGTCAAGAACAACTTTTTCAGCAGGAACGCCTGTAGTTTTACTATATTCTGCTTTAGCCTCTTGAATTCTATTTGCTAGTGATTTTCCTTTAAACTGCAATCTATTAGAAGGAACATTTATTTGCGATAATGCTGAAATTAAGTTATTTATATTTTCTGTATCTAAATTTGTAGAAACGTCAAAAGAAGTTTTTCCTCCAAAAAAGGAAAGAACACTTTGCCAATAATTTGAAAAACCTGAAAGATCTTTAGTACTAGCAATTATTCCTCTAGTTAATTTTTGAGTATTTAAATTATCGGTAAACTCTTTAACAACTTTATCCATTTTTTTCAAATCTCCTCCAGTTTCAATAAAAGCTTTCTGTAAATTAACGTCTTTTATTTTTGAAAAATTTTCTGCTAAATTTTTACTAGCTTTTTGAATATCTTCATTGCTTGCTCCTTTAGATATCAAATCATTTAATTGTTGTTGAGACTGAATATATTCTTGACTAGAACTCAAATTTTGAGATTGCTGGGTGAAATATTTTTCATTTATTTTATTTAAATCTTCAATTGATAATTTTGCTGCATCAGTTGCAGTTGCTAAACCTATTAACAATCCACTTAAACCACCAATAGCAGCACCAATAGGCCCAAAGCTTGCGCCTATACCAACGCCTGTAGTAACAGCAGTTAAACCTGTACTTAATGCAGATTGAGCAAATCTTTCTCCGCTAGTCATATCAGTTCTATCTCTATTACCAAAAGCCATTTGTTCAATTTGTCCTGCAAGCATAGGTCCAGCAATCGAAATAGCAGTACCCGCCGAAGCTAAACTTTTAGCAAATTTATCAGATTTACTTTGATTATTATTTATAGCAGCCGTTTGTTTATTAACAGAATTTTGTAATTTTTCTTCACTTTGCTGAGTTAATTGATATCTTGAGCTTAAAGATTTTATTCTTTTATTTAATTCATCTTGATTTATTGCCCCATCAGAATATTCTTTAATTATATCATTAACAGATTTAATCAAATTCTTTTTTAAATTACTTGGTAAAATAGGCGATCCAGATGCAGAACCAATAACACTTGGGTCCATTGTTTCTAATTGTAAATTACCTGATACTCTAGGATTGCGTTGACGAGTGCGTACAAAATTAGGAATGAATCCTCCGCTCATTAAACCAGCAGCTTTTTGTCCTCTCATTGAATCGCTCAATGCATTACCTAAACCACCATGATCAGCAATTGCAGAGCTGAATGTTGGTTGACTGCTATTTCTAATATGAGGGAAAGGCTTTGTATCGAAAATGGCCTTGTTGCCGCTCATGCTTTCTTCTAAGCCCATTACTTCTTGTTTATATGCAAAGTTAGGAATGAAACCACTTGCAGAAGCCATTGCTAAAAACGCAGGATTCTTGACATAACTATTTAATAAACTATTTGTTTCTGCGGATAATCCTTTTACAAGATCAGGGCTATTCTTGACCATTTGAGAATAACTCACACCAGCTAAAGGACTAAAAAGTTTTTTACCTAATTCTGAAGTTATTTGATTTTCATGGCCTACTTCATTAAAAGCAATAATTAATTCTTTTAATTTTGCAGCTGCTGCGGGATTAGTTTTAGATAGTGTTTTATATTTTCTTGTTAATTCTCCAGTAATACTTCCCGTTAAATTCTTTTTTGGATAACCTTTGTATTCTAAACCTATACCAAGTTTTTCTAATGCACCGTCAAATGCTGATTGTTTTTGATTTGTTCCTGGTTGTAATACATAACCTCTTATTAAATCGTCTTTTACATCTTGTTGAGAAACTAATTGCATCGCTTTAAATGCAAAATCCTCAAATAATGGAGCAAATATATTACTATCTCCTCCCTCATCTGCGCCTTCAGCAGTACTTTTAAAATTGATTTGTCTAAAAGTTTCTACGTCACTTGCTTTAGATATTCCCAAAGCAGGTTGAATAGCATCAAAAGCAGGATTACCAAATTTTTTAAACCAAGGAATTCTTATTGCGCTTGTAGGAGGAGCGAAGTTAGGAATAAAACCTTTATTTAATAATTTGTGTTTTTCAGGAACAAATAATTTTATTGGTTTGCTGAAAGCAATTTTATCTTCATCACCATTGTCGTATTTTCGCCCAGTTGATTCTATTGCTTTTGCAACTAAATTTCCAAGTGTTATACCGCCCAATTTAGCTTCCCCACCTGAATATGATTGATTTAAAGATTCGAAATCAAGTCTTGCATTGCTTTTTTCAGATCTAGCGAAAAGCTTTTTCTTTTGTTTAGCTATATCTTTTTCAAAAGCTTCACCAGATAAAGCGTTCAATAAACCCGTAAACTGTCTTCCAAACTCAACTGTTTTACCAGTTATTAAAGATGGAACCGCATTTTTTAATCTGGAAAGATTTTCAATATTAGATAAATATAAATTTATTCCTTTATCATTTAAGTCTTTTAAATTGTCGCGCCATTGTGTCGCATTAAAACTAGATCCCTTCGTTTTAGGCATTGATTTTTTGATTGCTTCAATGTCCCCAGATAAAGCTAAATCTGCGGCTTCTTTTCTATAATCAGAATTGCTTTTTCCTTTAATTTCTTCTGTAACATATTTGATACCAAATCCAGTTATTTTGTCATTAATTACTTGTTTTTTTCCGCGTTTAGTAATCTCGGTTTCAAGATCAGCAACTTTTTGAATCTCTTCTTTTTCATCTAAACTATGAATTTGTAATAAATGTAAAGGACCAGTATAACTTTTATTTATAACATCTTTTGGATTTGAAAAGTTAGGTATAAATCCACCATACATATATGGATCAACACCTGTTCTACTTATAGCTTTTTGTCTATGTGCGCGACCAGCTTTTGAATTCGCAGGAGGATTAATAAAAGGTTGAGCGAAACCGGGAATATATTTAACATCTTCCGCAGTATTCATTACTCCACCAACAGGAGACGAAACAACTCTGCCGGGAGTATAACCACCAGCTTGTGCGCCAACAACTTCAGCCATCTTTGTTGCATTTGGAATATATCCACCTGCGCGAGTAACTTGCAATCCACCAGAACCTTTAACTCTTACTCCTTGTCCAGCCAATTGAACAGCTAGTTGTTTGGCCAGAGTAGTTTGCATTTGATACTCTGCTGTTTGTTGTCTAGCCAACTGAAGTAACAATTGAGCTTGCGCAGCTTGATTACCCATTGTACCAGCAAGAGCCTGAGAAACAGGCCCTTGTTGCTGCATGATTTGCAAAATAGATTGTTCGATGTTTTTTCTATTTTGTGTTTCAGTTGTTATACCAGCAATCTGAGGTAAAGCCTGACTAAGATAAGTAAAAGAATTTTGTATTAACTTAAAAAGCGTAAAGAAAGCTGCGATAGCACCGGGACCAGCTATTACATTACGAATACCTTTTAATAAACCATTCGCAAAAGTAGAACCAACTCCTTCTCCTTCGAGAACTTCATTCAATGATTCAATAAAAGATTTTAATTGCTCAGTTCCATACTTAGCCAATGGTTCGAATGTTACTTTACCAATGTTATTTGCTAATTGTTGAGTAGAAGTTGCAGTTTGCTTTAATAAAGCATCAAGAGTTTGATTCAATTTTGCAGTTGCTACTTCGGCTTCATTTGTTGCCGCTGCGCCTCTTTGTAAAGCTCCAGCATATGTGCCTTGTGATTTATTTAAATCATTAACAATTGCTTTTAAGATGTTAACTTGATAAACACCTGCAACTTGTTCTGACAATTGCGCTCTTTGAGCATCAGCTAAACCTTTATAAGCTCCAGCAAAGTTTTGTAATATTTGGACGGCTGGTAAGATATTACCTTGAACGTCTCTTACAGAAATATTAAAAGCTTCTAATTGATCTAAAGTATCAGTACGTTGTAAGCGAGTAAAAATTGTTTTTAATGCGTTACCAATTACCGCGCCACCTCTTGCTGTACTTTGTTGAGCTGAAGTGACCAATGCGTTCAATTGATCAAGACTAACACCTGCTTCTTGCGCCGCTTGTCCTGTACGAGACAAAGCTTCGGCCAAATCTCCAGCGCCTACAGCATAATCTTGTTCAACAGCAACTAGCTTATTTAAAATTTGAGTCGTAGAAATTCCAGTTGAAGCGAATCCGTTTACGGTAGATGTCAATGCATCAACAGCATTTGCAGTGCTAATTCCCGCCAATCTAGTTAATGTCAATGCGTCTTTTGTTCTTTGAAGAGTGTCTTCAGCCTTTAAACCTTGACGAGAAAATTCAAGAGCAGCTTTAGAAGCATCGTCAAATGAAGAAGCTGTTAATTTAGTTACATTAAATAAATCTGTACTAAACTTTTGTAACTGACTTGTAGTCAATCCGAATACGCGATTAATATCTGCAAGATTTTTTTCAACTTCAATTGTTACATTAGCTAATTCCTTGAAACTGCGAATTACACCTCCAAGAACAGCAGTAGAAGCTCCGAATGCAATAACGCGA